ACGTGGTTACAAAGACAGAAAGGTAAAATCACATCTTCAGAAGACAAACTTTACAAGACTTTAAGTGTGAATCCTTTTGTGAAACAAAGTCTGGATGAGTATTTGGTGAACAAAGAAAAGAATAAAGACAAGGAGAAACTCTCATTCGAAGAGTGGAAGACCTTGCTATTTGAATACTGTAACATAAATCAGAAATGCCCTACAGCCAAAACAGTGTATAAAAATCAAAACATTGCAGAACGGTTAACCACACAGAAAAAGAAAATCACATCCTCAGAAGACTACGTCTACAAGATATTAAGTGAGAATCTTCTGGTTAAACAAAATCTGGATGAGTATTTGTCGTTCAAAGAAAAGAATAAAGACAAGGAGAAACTCTCATTCGAAGAGTGGAAGACCTTACTGTTTGAATATTGTGAACTTCACCAAAAGTGTCCTATATACAAAACAGTGTATAAAAATCAAAATATTGCAGAATGGTTAACCACACAGAAAAAGAAAATCACATCCTCAGAAGACCACGTCTACAAGATATTAAGTGAGAATCTTCTGGTTAAACAAAATCTGGATGAGTATTTGTCGTCCAAAGAAAAGAATAAAGACAAGGAGAAACTCTCATTCGAAGAGTGGAAATCTTTACTGTTTGAATATTGCGATGTACACCAGAAATGCCCTACTCAAAAGACTGTGTATAAAAATCAAAACATAGGAGTGTGGTTACAACACCAGAAGAATAAAATCACATCCACTGAAGACGACGTCTACAAGATATTAAGTGAGAATCTTCTGGTTAAACAAAATCTGGATGAGTATTTGTCGTTCAAAGAAAAGAATAAAGACAAGGAGAAACTCTCATTCGAAGAGTGGAAATCCTTACTGTTTGAATATTGCGATGAACACCAGAAATGTCCTGCAAATAAAACTGTGTATAAAAATCAACATATAAACTCGTGGTTTGTTTACCAGAAAGGTAAAATCACAACCACTGAAAACGAACTTTACAAGGTATTAAGTGAGAATCTTTCTGTGAAAAAAAACCTGGATGAGTATTTGTTGTTCATAGAAAAGAATAAGGATAAAGATAAACTCTCATTCGAAGAATGGAAATCTTTACTGTTTGAGTACTGTAACATACACCAAAAATGCCCTACAGCGAAAACTGTGTATAAAAATCAAAACATAAACACGTGGTTTGTCAACCAGAAAGGTAAAATCACATCTTCAGAAGACGAACTTTACAAGATATTAAGTGTAAATTCTTCGGTAAAACAAAGTCTGGATGAGTATTTATCGTTCAAAGACAAGAAACTTTCATTTGAAGAATGGGAAGCCTTACTGTTTGAGTATTGCGATGTACACCAAAAATTCCCTACAAAAAATACTGTGTATAAAGCTCAAAACATTGGATCTTGGTTGTCTTACCAGAAGAATAAAATCACATCTTCAGAAGACGAACTCTACAAGATATTAAGTGAAAATCCGTTTGTGAAACAGAACCTCGACAATTATCTACTGAAAAAAATACAGCAACCTTAGAGTTGAAGTTCGGGATATTTTGCTTTTATTTTTTCTATGAATCCGTCCAGATTGTCTTGAGCGGATTTTGCTTTATCCATCACCATTCTCATATTATACCTCTTGTCTTCTACTTTTCGGTCAAATATCAGCATAAATTTCTCTTCTTTCTCTTGAATTCTTATATTGCAATTCTGATTTTGTTCCGACTGTGTGATGATCCTTAAATTCTCCTTTTTATTATTCAACTTGTTTCGATCAATATGATCCACACTAAAGTTATCCTTGTTTCCTTTCATGTTATAAAAATTGGTGAGAAGTTGGTGAAGATAGATGATAGCATCCTTTTCATGTTGAGAAGTGTAGTGTGAACCTACATAACCATTTGCTAACCGATACCAGCACATTTGCTGTCCACCAAAATTTCTTATCATTTCTAAAGAATCAGCATCGATCGTAGTATATACGTTGGCTCCAATGTGCATCTTGATATCTCCATTATGAAGTAGATATGCATTGTTCTTTTCGTGATTAGCCGTCTTGCCAAGTGTCTTATAAACTCCAGGTATCTTTTTCTTGAATTCAAAATCGGGTTCATCAACAGAGTTTTTCATTTTACTCTTCTCCACAAATTCCATATTTTGTGGATTCAGATTGAAACGATTTCCGTCCTTGAAGAATATTTCAAAACTGTGACTCTCTGGGTATAAGACCGTCAAAATAGGTGTATCTCCTTTGTAAATTCCACTCTCATTTACGGTCCAATTAGTTGTTATAATAGTTGGAAGGCACTCTTTCTCAACACACAGCAAGAAGTTGCCTGTTTTGATCTTATAGATCCCATTTTCGACAGTTGTATTGAAGTTCATGATTAATCTGTAATACCACGAAACTTTTAAATCAATTTTATGCCTTATTGGGCACTAACATAAGCTACAAAGAATATCGGTAGATATTTTTTATAAGATATGTTGTTACAACGAATAATCTTTCAACGAAAAAACGAGTTAAATCTTTTTTTTGGAAAACAATATGAAAACTTTTAATAGGCTGGATTGGAAGGATGGAATGGGATGATTGAGAAACTCAATTGCTATACGCCAAACCGCCCATTCCACTCATGATTCTCAGCACGTTGTAGTTAGTGGCGTACACACGCACCTTGTTGGAGCGTCCACCAGTGACGGCAGCACGAGTGAGAGTGAGTTGCAGAGTAGCATTGTCGATACGAGACATGTTGCAAGTTCCGCTGGGTTGGTGTTCCTCGGGTTTGAGGCCGAAGGAGTACACGTTGATACCAGTGGCGGGGACATTCTCGTGGTGTTGGTAGGGTTGCACCAAGTTGAAGTAGCGACCATCACGCTCAGAGAAGCGGTCGTGGCCGTTGAGTTGCAGCTTAGCGGACGACACGGGGTTGTGGCCAGCATCGAACAGAGGCAGTTGAGCAGAGGGGAAGTTGGGGTTGACCAGGCTGGTGCTCACGCCAGAGGCATCGAAGGCACCGCCTGCCAGGCCAATACCAACACCTGAGCCATCGCTTCCGACAACACCAGTGAAGGGCAGAGCCTCGGGGTTGAACATGTTAGCGGCGTTAGCGCCACCCATGCCACCACCAAGAGGGTCAGAGGGAGTACCGGTGAACCAGGTTTGGTCAACGGCGTCAGTGTAGTTGAACCATTGGGGTCCACCAACTGAGCGAGTGCCGGAGATATCGACGTTGCTGTCAGGTTGCACAACCCACACAAGTTCCTTGCAGGGGTGGTTGAAGTTGAGTTTGATCTTGTTGCTGGTACTGACAACGGTTTCGTCACCAGTGAATTGCAGTTGCTCAATCAGGTACTCGTGAGACACTTGAGCGAAACGGCGGCGTTCATCAGTGTCCAGGTAAATATAGTCCACGTACAGAGAAGCAGCACGGAGGACGGGGGTTTGGCTGGCGTATTTGCCAACAGCCCAGTAGCATTCACGGGCATCACGGAATTCCAGGTTGATCTTGACCTCGTGGTATTGCAGAGCAATCAGAGGCAGAGCAAGGCCGGGGTTGCGGCAGAAGAAGAATTGCAGAGGAATGTACAGAGTAGTCTCGGGCACAGTGGTGCTGTTAGCGCTGCTGCTGTTGCCGGAGTACACTTGGGTAAGAGCAGGCACGTTACCCACCATGTTGGCGTAACCTTCTTGGTGGCCAGCGGTTTGGGTCAGCTCGTTCCAGATGTGGAGCCAGTCACCGTAGTGCTTGTCGATTCTTTGACCACCGATTTCGAGCTCGACGGATTTCACGAGGACGTGACCAATCCAGTTCAACCATCTGAATTTGTCAGTTGAAGCACTCAGGCTTACCTCGGGCAGAGTTACTTGGAGGTAAGTGCGGTACATCAGATCACCGTTACGAGAAATGGTGCAGGTTACTTTCTTACCGAAGTCAGCAGAGCCGTTGAAGGTTTGTTCAATTGATTCCATGGAGAAGTTAGTGTGTCTACGGTACACAACCTTGAAGAATGTAATTTGAGGGTTACCAGTCAGGTAAATATCTTGAGCGCCATAAGCGACGAGTTGCATGAGTCCACCACCCATTTTATAATATTAAATAAGAAAAAAAATCTGGGAGAACGCAAATTTTTATATTTTCAAACCGTACCCGGAACGAAAGATTGAGGCGAAATTGATTTTTTCTAAATCCAGGTTTACTTAAACATTTAACGACTATTACATACCAATGACCTATAAGGAAATTTTAATTCAAGAATTCTCTAAAATAATTGAAGAAGAAAAAAAGGTTAAAAAGGAAAATTTTAATTTCAAAGTTCAACAATTCAAAAAATTTATCGATCTTCTATATTCACTTGAAAAAGTCAACTCGATTGATGACCTGAAAAATCAAAAAGGAGTAGGAAAAGGAATCCTTACAAGAGCTGAAAACATAATGAACCATGGAGCAACTATCATCGATCCAGCCGTGGATGAAGTGAGAAAATTATGTTCCATACCTTGGATCGGAGAATCTACCGCACTCAAATTAAATAAAAATTATATAACTCTTGAAGATTTATTAAAAAACCCTCAACAGTATCAACACACTCTTACACGAAATCAACAATTAGGATTGAAACACTACAAAGACTTACTGCAAAGAATCCCAAGAGAAGAAATCCAAGGATTTGAAAATACCCTTATACATTCTGGGTTCGAATTTGTCATATGTGGTTCGTATCGAAGAGGTAAACAGGACTCCGGGGATATTGATATTCTCCTTAAGAACGAAACAGCATTTCAAGCACTCATTGACTTTCTGAAGAAAAATTACGATATAGAAGACTTGACAATAAACACAAAAAATAAATATATGGGCATCATCAA